TTACGACGTTGCGACGGTCGCCGTCGAACTGGCCGTGCTTGTCGTGCTGGTGGTGCTGGTGCTGGCCGGAATGGCGTTCAGGGATGCCACCACTGCGTTCACCCAGGCGGTGATGGTGGTGGTATTGACGGTGATCTTCTGCGCGGTGGCGTAGGCGGTGAAGACGGGCGTAATCGCCGCGATGACGGCCGCCAGCTTTTGCGCTCCGGTCCCGCTCTGCGCGCCGGCGGCAATCGCGGCGGTCTCTGCATTCACAGCCGCCGTCACAGTCGCGTTGTAGAGCGCGGCAACGCCGGGGAATGCGATGTCCACGATGGGCTCGGCATCCTTAGCGACGGTAATGGCATCGACGAAGAATTTCTTCAACTCGTTGCCGACGTTGGAAAGCACACTCTTGACACTCATTGCGAGAGACTCCAATTCTCCGGATATTCCGGACGGTTGAGCTTGCGGTGTTGGCGTCGAGGCGGCGCTACTGCGCGCCTGCGGTTGAAGAGCGAAAGGCGGTGACCGCAACGGGTTCACCCTTCTCGTTCTCCGGCGCTGGATCGCGCGCCAGCAGGCCCAGCAGAGCGGTGGCCATGGCGGAGACGAGCGTTACCACCGTCCCGGTTCCTGCCGTGCCCAGGGTGACGCCCTGCTGCGAAAACACGCCGGCAACGGTAACGATGGCAATCAACAGGCCGGCGGCTGAGGTCTTCGGATGAGCCAAGATGTTGGCGAAAGGATTCATGGGTGAGGTCTCCTCAAAAGCGATGGGCCACCCGGTGGCGGGGCGGGAAGGGAGAGACGCGCGATGGTGATCTAGCGCTGAACTTGGTCCGGCAATCGCACGGCGCCAGCCTCTGATCGTCGCGGCCTCTCCCTTCCAGCACGTTGAGAGGGTGGTCAACGTGCTGCATCGTGCCACGGAAGCGCGAAACCTTGTCAAACTGCGGGGAAACGCTCAGACGATTGCAGCCAGGGAAGCCGCGTGAGCGCGATAGACTGCCAGCACCTTCTCAGCGCGGTCGGGGTCGGTCGCCCAAACCTTGCTCACTGCGCGGATGTAATCCTCGGGTCTCGCCGCGGTGAGCGCCGCCTTGTAGCGCGGATCGGACGTGAGAATCTCGAATCGGTCTTTCAGACATGCGTCGTAGTCGGGGAACTTTCTCCAGAGCGCCTGCACCGTGGTCCACTCGCCGTTCAAGAACTCCCGCGTGGGGATGGAGACCACATCTGGGCCCGGGTGCCAGACTTTCCGCCCGAAGAGATTGTTCGCCTGGACGGCCAGCCCGCTTGCTCCCCATGACGACTCGAGAGCGGCTTCGCAAGCGGCCATCTCGGGGAAGATGTGGCCTGCGGCGCGGGCAGCCTTATACGCGCGGTCGAGAAAGGATTGCTGCGCGGGTGAGATCACGAATGCCTCCAGTAAGCCATGAGGGCGCTGAATGCGGCCCCGATGATGGCGCTGACCGCGGAGAGAAACCCCGCCTGTTTCCAGCGAAGGCGTTCGAGCGAAGAGACGCGACTTTCGACACTCGCCATGCGCCCCCCGGTTCCATCCTCACCGACGAGGATGGTCATCTTCGTTTCGAGGCGGGCGAGCGAATCGGTTACGTGGCGCTGGAATTCTGGATCGGACAACAGGGTTCTCCGCGATCTGGGATGAATGTATGTAGCCCATATCGCGGAGACGTGTCAAAGCGTGAGGTGGTAGGCTAAACAGAACGAGCCGCCCAGGTGCTTCAACACCTGAGCGGCTCTAATCACGCGGCCCACTGGAGGGCCACATGCCTATGAAGAAGTCTATCCGCCGCACCCTCAAACCTGAAACCATTCTGACAAATTTTTCCCGCTATCTTTATGCCCAAATCGGGCTGGGCGAGACCACGGTCGGAAATTATCTCTCGACCATGCGCCGCCTGTTTCCGGTCCTCGGAACCCACCCGACCGCCCGCGCCGCCGAGCAGCTCATTGCCGAGATGCGCAAGTCAGGCAAATCGGTATCACACCAGATCAATACCAGCATCGCTCTCGAGCGCTACGGCGATTTCATCCACGTCAAGATTCGCCTCGCCCGGCCGCGGGCGCCGCACACTCTCGTGAGCGGAACACTCTCTGAAGCCGAGATGGCGCGGTTCATCGGCAGCGCCGCAAACCTCCGCGAACGGGCGATCCTCGGCTTGCTGGCCTACTCCGGGCTGCGCAATAAGGAATTGTGCTGCCTGCGCGTGCGGGACCTGGATGCGCTTGCCGGAGCGTTGCGCATCTACGGCTCCAAAATGGGCAAGGACCGCGTTGTCGCAATCTCGTCAGCCTGCTTGTCGCTGATGACCGAATACCTCAAAGAGCGCGGCGGCGCACCGCTCGACCTGATGTTTCTGACGGTGCGCAACAAGCACCAAATGCAACCCCAGGACCTGCGCAAGATGGTCCGCACCATCGCCAAACGGGCAGGCATCACCAAGCGGGTTTATCCCCATCTCGTGAGGCATAGCCTGGCCACGAACCTCCTGGGGCGCGGCGCCGGCCTTCTGGCCATCAAAGAGCAGCTCGGCCACGTCTACATCGAAACCACGATGCGCTACATCCACAGCGCCCCGGCGAGGCTCCAGGAGGAATACCGGATGTACGCGCCAGCCTATCTCTGAGACCGAATCGAGCAAACGAAAAGGGAGCCGAATTGGCTCCCTTTTTTGTGGTCTTCCCAGGCACCGTAGTGTCATCAACTTGAGTGCTGCGGCTTCACGATACATCGACTCTGCTTTCGCTCTAAAAGTCTACGTGTGTTCCGAAAATGCTCTAGTTGTGGACGTTGTACATCGCGGCGATTTCCCCCGCCGAAAGTGCACGGTTGTAGATGCGAACATCGTCCACTAGCCCAACCAGATCGCGCCCGCTAAAGACACTCCCGATTTGCAAGACGGGGTTTGTCACGCTCACCCCCGGCGTGGCCATGGGACTTGAGGCTTGCAACGCGCCGTCAACATAGGCGTAGACAGTCGCCCCATCCTCCACGATGGTGTAGAGATGCCATGAGCCAAGCCAGAAACTGCCTGTGACGCTTCCGAAACCGTTTGGAGAGGCAGCGTAAGCTCCGTTTACCACTCTGTACTTGGCATTCGAGTCGATGGTGCAAATCGTCGTCCCGCCAAATTCCGCTGAGATAGAATATCCCGTCCCTGCCGTACCCCATGCGCTCGTGTAGACCCACTCACTCAGGGTGAATGTTGAGATTGAGCCACGCACGGTGGCCTTAAGCAGTGTGCCGGTGCTCGATACTCCGTTGAAGTAGCCCGCCCACGGACCGACATAGCCAGCAGAGTAGTAGCCGCTCGTTCCTGCGGCGGTGCCAGCCCAGGTCCCGTTGTTTCCGTTCCCGCTGGAGTCGTAGGCCGTCGTCCCTGTGCCTTCCCCCAGCTTTCACCATCCCACCAGCCCCGTGGGATAGTTCTGGCTCCAGAACGAGTTCTGCTGTGGAGCCAGAAGCAATGCCAGCAATACAAGCATCCGTATCATCGCCTACCTCACGTTCGCGTAGCAGTTGGTGCCGTCGTAGAGAACGGCAAGCATATTGATTCCGTTGGCCGCCGCTGTTAGCGCCGGGGTGGTGGACGCGGTGAAACCGGAGTTGGTGCCCAGGTACCAAGTGCATCCGGTCCCAAACGTCAGAGCCGCGCCGCCCGTCGAGTCCTGTTCCAGAACCACCGTGAAATTAGCCCCGCTCACCAGTCCGGTTACGTTCAAGGTGCGCGTTGACGTCGAGTGGCTCAGCGTCAGCGTCGCGTTCGTCAGTCCCGAGCCCCCCGTCGCTAGTGTGACCGTGGAGCCGTCTGTCAGCGTGGTAAAGGCTGTGGCCGGTGATGCGGTAACCGTGCAAGATGATCCCAGCGTGCATGTTTGTCCATTCACCGTCACGGAAGGATTGGCTAACGCTGAATTGGGAATTGCGCTCACCGCCACTGCTAGCGCCGGAGTGCTCGATGCGTTGGTCACGGTCGGCGTCATCCACGACGGCCACGCCGATGTTGAAAAACTCGTCACCGTTCCAATTCCCACCCCTGTCCCGCAGTCCTTCAACGTTCCCGACGTATCGGCAAAACAGGCCGCATGGTTCGTCGTTGTGCCTGTCTTAGGCCCCGTAACCAATCCCGCGCCAACGCCCGCCACGCTCGCCAGGGCGGAAGTGGGAATACCAGAGGCCGCGACAGCCAGAGAATTCCATTGACCTGATGTTGTCACGGCAGGCACAAGCCAGGAGGGCCATGATCCGCTAGGTGCAGTTAGGCTGCCAAAGTTTGGCCGACTTATGTTGAGAATAGGAGCCCGTCCGCTTATATATGTTGAGGGTACGATTGATACACCGCCATATGCCACAAGGCCGTTCAAAACAGTTTCGCCATAACTACTATCCATAATCACGGTTGCCTCGGAATCTGCCTCAATCTGTACAGCTCCAGGTGAAGGGGTGCGGAACCGGGTGTTCCCGGTAAGCGAAATCCTTCGATAGTAATTAGCGTTATAATCGCTCCCCGTATGCGCCCATGTGTGAGCCAAATCCGGCATCCATCCAACCACGATTTCAGCGTTCGATTGTTGCGCGTCGGGACTGGAAACCACTGTCCAAGCACCCGGCCCTGCAGCACGCGACTCGAAATGATCATCTTCCAAAATCACGGCATCCGCCGAAGTTCCTTGGCTCGGCAAGTCTCCCTCGTTCACAATTGCGCCAACGGGCCAAGCATAGGCCGTGGTGCCGCCCTGTGCCCGCCCGGTGATTACGCCAGTGTTTGTAGGACCAACCCAGCCCCCCAGTAAAATCTCCTCAATGCTTCCGGTCAGAATTCCGCCGCCAATGCTGGATGCGCTCGTGCCACCATATACATAGTCGGGAGGGTAAATAGTGTAATGACTGCCCCCGTAAGCGGTCTGCACATCTGCCGCGCTCCCAAGGACGTTAAAAAACCACATCGCATTGGCCACTGTAAGCGTTGTGCTGGTGGTGGTCATCGCCGACGTTAGAGTGCTGGTCTCATTCTTTCCGCCAACGATGATAGATGCATTTGCGGATGGAGAAACCGCGCCCTCAATATAGCAATGTGAGATTTTGATGTTCTCGCCCTGAGTGACGCGGATGCCCGCCAGCCCTTGACCTGTGGGTTTGATTGAGCAACCTTGTATCAAGTTGTTTTGGTCGTTTCCGAGGACGATTGCCGCGTGCATGTCGGCAACGACGTTTCCGCTCGACGGAAAAACGCCCGCCACTGCGTTCACGTTGTAGTTATACTGCCCTGCGCCGGTCAGAGGATCGACCACAATGCCCGTATACACGAACTCGTTGTTGTCGGTAAAGTAACTCTCATTGGTGCCAGTGAAGTTATTCTGCACAATTGCCTGACGGCAATAATAAAATTGGCTATTTGTAACCTGGAGCCGCTCCGCTCCATCGAGAAGGCAGCGCCCCCCCGTTCCCGCAAAATAGACGTGATGAATAGAAGTAGCGGCACTCAGGTTCTCAAGTAGGTTTCCGGCAGTAGTGTACCCGCGTCCGACCACCCCAATGTTCTGAATCAGCACGCGCTCACTTTCTCCCGAAAGAGTTAGAAGCGTGCCGCCAGATGTATTCTCATTGATTAGCCAGCTTGATTGCGGGCCATCCCCCTCAAGCACTAGATTCATGTTGTAGAAGCCGCTTTTGGAGACTGCGCAGGCAGTAAGCTGCGCGCTCGTGGGCGCAAACCGCAAGTTCCCCGTGAATCCGTAAAGCCCTGCTGGAAAGAAAATAGTCCCGCCGCATTTTGCAATAATCGCTTGGATTGCGTTATTGACCGCAGCCGTATTGTCGGTGGGACTGCTGCTGTTTCCATCCGCCACCGCTCCATAAAACAGAATGTTAATCCGAGCAGACCTTGCGCCGTAGTTTGCTAGAGTGGAGGCTGCCGCCGCTTGGGAAGTAGGGGTAATCGGACCAAGTGTTGCATTGCTGGCCGCGAGGGTGCCTGCGGTGACCTTGTTTGTGACCGTGATTCCGTTGCTTCCGTCGCTGCTCAAACCGGCGATATATCCAGCTCCAGCCGGCCCGGTTGCGCCGGCGGGCCCGGCCTGCACAATCGCCTGCGCGGCGACGTTGGGAGGGTACCTGTCGAGGTTACAGGTGGTGACGCCGCCCGCGGTGCTACACCAGGCGTTGGCGGCGGTTCCTGTTCCATTGCTGCTCGATGGCTGTAAGCAGGTAAACCCAGTGGCAGGGATCTGCGGAATTCCGGAATCGTTGACGATGGTCAGGCGCAGGCAGGGATTCGTGGGGGCGCTCAGCGCTGTGTCGATGACCTGCATGGAGGTAATCGCGCCGTTCGTCACGGTTGTGCAGGACGGCGTGGAGAGCACAATGCCGCCGGTCGAGCCGCCGGCCGTTACAGCCAGGGGATGGTTATTGGCATCCACTGGCTGGAGGCATAGGATTCCCGCGCCGAGCTTTCCTCCTGCGCTGGTCGCACTTTGGACGTTCGATGCGGTGAATGTCAGCCACCCCGCGGTTTGGGAAAAGCAGACGGGGGCGAACAGCAAGCAGAGGATGGGCGGCAGAATGAGCGCAAGTTTTCTCATGGCGCGGTCACGGTAGAGCAGATCGCCGAAAACGGTCAATCCAGGTTTTAGAAGAGCTTCCAGTTGTGCGTCAGAACCCCTTCCACCACGAGATAGCGATGATCGGGACCGGCGAGTTCGATATGGAGGACTTCAACAGGCCGGTCGATGCGGGTGATCGCGGCCCGGCGAAAGCCTTTCATGGTCTGCACCATCGAACCGGAAGGAATCTCTGAGCACCAGCGCTGCTGCTCATCGCCCTCGACAAACAGTGTATGGCTGCCGCTGCATCCGAATGCGGAGAAGCCCTCGACCTCCACGCGGTAGTGGTGGTCCACCGTGACCCAGTTTGCTTCCTTGATCGCTTCCAGCCTCCCACCGGGAGTGCGCAGGCTGATGCGCTTGCCGAGCTGCGCGGCCAGGTCGAAGGCAAGTTTGATGCGGTCGTTGCGCACAGGCCCAATGGACGTTTGCAGGACGGTGCCGCGCACCGTGCAAGCGATGCCTCCGGTTCCGCCGGTTCCTCCGCCCGTGCCGCCGCTCGATCCGCTGGCCGGAAGAGTGAAACTCATGCCGCCGGAGGTGAGAGGGACCCTGCCGTCCTGATGGCAGGCGGCATCTGCATTGGCGTTGTAGGCCGTGCCGAGAATGGCCGGAGTCCCCATGGCGCCGGTGGGCGCGACGGCCATAACCGCGGCGTTGACGACGTCCCAATAGAGGTACGCCCAGTATTCTGTGCTGGCGGTGAGGCCGGTTACCGCAGCGAGCGATCCGTTTTGGATTTGAGTAAACCCTCCATCGGGCCACGCGATGACCAGGCTGGCCCAGGAAAGCGTTGCCGTGGTGGAAGTGAGCGCATAGGTAACCGATCCTGTGAAGATAGGGAGCGTGGAGGCCTGGGTGCGCAGACTTGAACTGGAGCCTGCCTGAAACACGTCAACGACATTGCCTTTCACGTCAATGTCGGCCCAGGTGCCGGGGGCGGTCTGGCCGGTGTCTCCCACCTCCAGCAGCAGATGGCTGGCGGCCAGCGTGGCGCCCACCGGAATGCCGAGCGTGCCGTCAACCAGGATGCGCACGGCTACCAGCGCAGTTCCGGCAGGTACGGCGGTGAGGGCGGTGTTGACGCGGGTGAGAGTGGCCGCAGCTCCGGCCATGGTGAGCACGGCGCGCGCGGTCGAGAGGACGGCCGAGGCGGAGTTATAAAACGCAATGTCGGCAACCAGATTGCCCACCGGAGTGCCGGTGGTCTGAAAGTAGGCGGACAGCATGAGTAGCGTGCCCACCGACCATTTGCTGGCATTGATCACCTGAAAGAGCAGGGTCTGCGGCGCGGTGAGCGCCGTCCCGGCTACGGTGTAGACGGCCTCGCCGTCATCGGAGAGCGTGGCGGCGAGGGAATCTCCGCTGCGCGGAGAAGTGTTCCAGTAAGAGAAGCCGCTCTGGAACGTCGAGCCGAGCAGCAGATTGGCCGTGATGCCGGCGGCGGTGATGGTGACGCTGGGCGCAGTGGAGAAGGCCGCGTAATCGTCGCCGGAGTCGAATCCCACAACGGTGAAGGTCCAGGCAACGCCGGGGGAGACCTGATATTTCCAAGTGGTGTACGTTCCGGTGAGCCGGGCCAGCATCTTGACCGAGCCACCGGGATAGCTGCCGTAGATGGCAACGCCTGCGGTGCTGGCCCCGTTTTTCCAGCTCAGCGAGACATAGTCCACATAGCTGCCGCTCTCAAGGGTGTAAAGCTCCGCTGCAGTGAGATTAGAGACGCCGGGTTTGGTGGTGGTCGCCGCACTGGTCTCGCCCACGACGGGCGTGGCCACCGCGTAACTGTCGGCGTCGTAATCGATCCACTCGATGGTGGAGCGGAACTCGCTGGCCTTGCGAATATTGGTGACGCGGACGATCTTCTGCGAACCGGGCTCGCCGTAAAAGTAGGTGGAGAAGTCGTTCGGCGCCTGGCTGAACCCGGTGCCCAGCGTCAAAATCTGCGTGTTGTTCGGGCCGGGCGCGACGGCGACGACCGTGGACGTGAGCATCACATCGGTGTCGTAGAGGACGTAAGCCTGTCCCACGGCGGGCGTGAATCCGGGCGGCGGCGTGATAAGTACCTGGCCGGCGGCCGAGGAGAGAATCGAGCAGTCCTGGCCGTTGATGACGGCGCGGGTGACGCGGTTGGCGGCGTCGAAGCTGGAGAGCGATACGAGCGTGCCGATGGACAGGCCGGTGGAGTCGGTGTCCGCACTCACGGCGGTCACCGTTCCAGCGTAGCGCTGGATGGAGGGAAAGAGCACGATGACGTTATAGGCGGTGGTCCCATCCCAGGGGAGATCGTTGCGGTCAACCGGAAGCACGGTGGCAGTGGCGCCGGGCAGCGTGCGGCCGCCCCAGCCCCACTGCGGGACATCGTGCTGCAAGATGACAAGATTTCCCGGCCGGCAGGCGATGGCGTCCACGTCGCATTGGAATTTTCCGGTGCGCAGCAGCAGTTCATTGCTCAGCCCGAGGAAGTGACCGTAGTGCCAGGCCTGCGCGGGCAGGGTGATGCCCGTTCCCTTGATGCGGACGTTCTTGACGATCGCACCGTCAGCCATGGCGGTGGGGTCCATGTAGACGAGCGGATTGTCAGTGCGGTAATAGCGCGTGCTGTCGGCAAACTCGACCTCGACCTGATTGGCGCGGTCGTCGAGGGCCAGCCAGGTCTCCTCGAAGCTGTCCTGGACGATGTTGCCGACAGAGAACATCTGCACCGGCACGTCAACCTGATTGACGAAGACGCCGTAATCGCGGCCCATGGGGATGATGCAGGCGCGGGACATGCGGCCCACGGCCTGCAGTTGATTCCACAGGTTGTCTTCATTGTCGAAGATGCCGTTGAAACGGTTGAGGCGGATCGAGTTTCCGTTGCCGTCGGGAACCAGGGAGTCATTGGCCTCGGCCCAGGCAACCCACTCGTCGATGAAGCGCTCGATGTTGGTGGGCAGGATGCCGGGCCACGCTCCGCCGCCATAGAGCGGGTCGAGCATCATGTCGGCGGCAACGCAAGCCGGGTTGTCTTCCTCGAAGGCCTGAAGCGCGGCGGGGAGGAGATTGTTGTCGAGGGTGCGCAGCCCGTATTCAATGACGGCGGTGATGTTGATGTCGGAGCCGGAGAGTTGGTTGGTGGCCAGGGCGCGGATGCCCACCAGGATCATGTTCGGGTAATTCAGATCCTGATAGGTGATTTCGTTGACGGAGTGGATCCAGACTTCTTGGCCGCGGTGGGGCGAGTCGTTGTCACCGTACTCGACGGTGTTGTCAGCGTTGTTCGAACCCCACTTGGTGACCCGAATGTCGTACTTGTTGGGCGCAAGTCCGTAGATGCTGGTCCGGTTGTAGACCACCTCGGTGGTGTCATCCACATACTGCACCCAGCCGTTCATCCAGTCGGTGACCTTAATCTGGTTGAGCGCGGTATCGACCGGTTGCCACTCGCCCTGGAAAGTGACGTTATTCCGCTCGGAAGAGCCGTCCATGTTGTAGGTGACGACCAGTTCGGTGACCGACTGTTGGTCGCCGGCGGTGTGCGGACCGTTGTCCGTGGCGATGAGGATACCGGAGCCGGGCGCGCAGCCGTCCCACTGTAGACCCCAGGTGGGAGTGTCGCCGGTGTTGACTGTGCCGTCGGAGTGGTAAATGACCACGTCGGAGGTGGTGCGCGGCTGAAGCACAGGCTGCCAGTCGCCGGTTCCGCTGACCGCGTACTCAACCTGATAGACCACCTTGCAGGGGAGCTGGTTGCCAGCGCCGGAGATGTAGAAAACGCCGGTGGCGAATTCAATATCCACCTGCAGCGCCTGGGTCAGGTCGCCGGTGCCGGGCACAACCACCGAGCCGCCGTCGCAGGTGACCTGAACCTCCTGGGGATAGCCGTTGACCACGCGGTTGAAGGCAGGAATGGCGGTCTGGTCGTTGGACCCGTAGCGGAGCACCACCTGCACATCGGAGTAGGTGGAAACGTCTTTTCCGTTGATCTGAATGCCGGTGATGGAGCGGGCCGGACCGAAGCCGTAGCAGACCAGGGCGTTGATGTACTGGTCTTTTCCCTCTAGATCGACAAAGCTGGCGATGATGTTTCCGCCGCCCATGAAGGTTCCGAAACCCTTGGGGATCACCGTCCCGGACTGCGCCAGCGTCGATGGGCCACCGAACGCCCAACTCGGCTGCTGGGAGCGGCTGGAGGGGGTGAGCCCCATGAAAGTGTTGATGAGCAGGTTTCCGGCGATGCTGATAGTCCCGCCCACCACCGATGCCCACGTAGCCGACATAATCCCGTACCCAGCCGGGCCGAGAAAGTAAACGGCCGCAATGGAGGCAGCCATCACAGCCACCTCCGCCAGCGTGCGCCAGACGCCGCCGCCGGCCACCAGGGGTGAGACGGCCAGCCAGTCCCCGGCGCGGGGAATGACGTGCTCCTGCTCGACGGGCTGCAGCACACGGCCATTGAGAGAGACGGTCAGCAGTTCGTGGCCGAGGGGGAAAGCGTCTTCAAGGTAGGAGCGCACCGTTTTGAGCGGCTCACAGGCGAGCGTGCGGTCCTCGCGCGAGGTGGCCGGCATGAGCGGGTTGTGGATGTGAATCAGATGGACGACGGCGGAGAGCGCGGAATCGGCGGAGCTGGCGGGGTCCGCCGGGGCGGCCTGGGAGATGGGAATGATTTCGGCGCTCACTTTGCGGCCTCCAGGCTGTAATAGCCGATGACTTTGCGCTGCCAGAGCGGCGAGTTGACGCGCTCGATGACGCATCCGGTGGCCTGGGTGGTGTGGACCATGCGCGACTCGTCCACCATGAACGCGAGGTGATGCTGATTGGGCGAGATGCGCAGCAGCACGGCACAACCGGGAACGGGGCGCGGGATCTGCGGGCAGTCGGCCAGGGATGCGCCGCCTGCGCCAAGCTGCGCGTGGAGCTCGGCCTCGCTGCTGACGTAGGCCGGAACCTGCTTGCCCAGGCGCTGGGCAATGACCATGGCCAGGCCCACGCAGTCGTAGGAGTCCGGGCCGCGCGCGCCGGCGACGAAGGGTTTGCCCAGCAGGTCGGCGTAGACGGAAGACGCCAGAGCGTGGACGGAGGCGCGGTGTGCCGGTTTGAGGCTAGCCAGCGAGGGCGCGGCTGGGCGCGGCCGTGCGGCTTTGACGGTCGCACGCACCAGCCGTGGCTTTTGACTGGCCACTGACAACTGTTCACTGTTCACTGGCATTACACCACCCCCGCGGCGCTGATGCCGTTGGTGTCGATGCCGGGGAAGCCGCCGAAGGGCAGTACCGCGCCGGGAAAGTGGGCGATGCAGCCGGTTGCGCCGTCGATGGTCTTGGAGCAGCTCGCCATGGAGCCGGTGTAGCTGCAGCCGACGCCGCTCTTGTATTGCCAGATGCAGGTGTTGGGCCAGTATTTGTAGATGGGGAAGAGCCGCCGCATGGGGCTGGCCGCGCCGCACTTGATCTGCACCGTCTTGGCGGTGCAGACGCACTGCTTGATGGTGAACTGCATGGTCAGGTCGGGTTCGCCGGCCGGGTTGGCTGTGTTGACCGCGTAGAGGTAGAGGTTGGCGCCGACGATGCCGGCGTACTGCTCAATGACGGTTTGCAGCACGCGCATCACGTTCGACGCGGTGATTTCGACCTCGGGCACGCTGCCGTCGCTGCCCACCTTCAGCTCGCCCATCTCAAAGTTGAAGGGCTGGTAGACCTGGGGCCCGTTGCCGTCGCCGCAATCGAACGTGACCGGGTCAACGTTGCGGGCAAAGTACATGGTTTGGGTGGTGACGCCCACGGTGGGCGTGCCCGGCCAGACAATCTGCATGAGCAGCAGCCACGGGTCGCCGCTCGAAAGCGCGTGGCGCTGGGTGTTGGCCAGGATGGAGAGCAGAGAAAACGGAGGGCGGCTTGTGGACACGCTACACCTCCCGCACTTGAAAGGTGCAGTTGTAGCGGAACTGCGCCGTGTTGCCGAGCGCGTCCGCGCCGATCCAGTTGGCATCGACGTACTTAGGCAGCGTGGAGAAGCGCACCAGGTAGGTTTGCGGGTTCTCGGCGTTGCGCGGGTCGGCGACCAGGAAGGGATTCGAGCCGAATCCTGCTCCGTTGGTCAGGTCCTGATAGAACTGGTCGAGCGCGGCCTTGTCGTCGGCGGTGAGCAGATCGACGGCCATGGAGAAGCTACGCCGGTTGCGCGTCCAGCGGGCGCGGGCGCTCTCCATCCCGTTCTCCATGTTGTCGCGCAGGGTGGGGTCAACGGGGTTCTCGGTCTGCTTGAGCGAGAAGGCGCGGGAGAGCTGCGGGAAGTTGGGATAGCCGGGCACGCAGGAGAGTGACGCGAGGCGGCGAAACCTGTCAAGGTTTCGCCGAGTTGTTAGCGGTCAGTCAACGGCGCGCGCCGGGCGCGGAGGCGCTGAAGCTCCGCGCCCAGGGCGATGAGGACGGCCAGCGAATGGGGGCGCTGGCGCAGCTTGCGCAGGGCGCTGCGTTCATACATCTGCACGCATTGCCGGGTGATGCCCAGGCGTTCCCCGATTTCCTTGTGGGTCATGGCGAAATGGTCTTCCGCAAATCCTGGCATGGTTACCGCCCGGCCCGGTGGCTCAGGTTGCGGCGGAGTTCGGCCTCGCGGTCAACCACCCGGTCTTCCATGCGGCGGAAGGGGTTGGATACGACGGACGGCGGCGGGGCTTGCCGCTCGCGGCGCTCAGGCCGGGCAGCGCGGCAAGCCTCTTCGTCGGAGATGCGGGGAGAAGGATCAGCAGGTCTCATGCCCGCAAGGCTGCCCTGAGTTGCCGGAAACGGTCAAACCAGGGCAAGATGAGCCCATGGCGCCCCTGTTGAACATCAAGGTGGACGTGGACGGCCCACTGGCCGCCTGCAAGGAACTGCGGGAAAACCAGATCCCGTTCACCATCGCCCGGGCGCTGACCATGACGGCAGACGATGCCCGCTGGGCGCTGCGCTCACTCGAAGCCAAGGTCTTCAGCCTGCGCAACGACTGGACAGAGGCACGCACCCTCGTGAAGATGGCCACCAAGAGCGATTTCACCGCCCAGGTCTACACCGACACCGCCAACCGCAAGACACAAGCGCCGGATTACCTGCCGATGCAGGAAGAAGGCGGAACGAAGGTCCCTTACGGCGTGGTGAAGGTGAACGGTGTCTCGTACATTGCCGTGCCGTCGCAGTTCCTGCGCAAGGCCGTCGGGGCCGGGCCGATTCCCACCTGGGTGCGCCCCCAAAATCTCCTGAACGGAATCAAGTCCTCGGGGCGGCGGCGCAAAGGTGGCATGGAAGGCCCGACAACGCAGGGTTATCTCGTGAACGGCTACGCCTTTTTCGCTGCGCCCATCAAGGGCTCGAAAGCGGAGATCGCCGTTTACGCGCGCAGGCAAGGCGCATGGGACAACCGGAAGGATAGCCGAGGCCTGGAGCCGTGGTGGTATCTGGTCAATTCAGTCTCGGAAAAGCCCATTTTCCCCGCCATGCTGGAAGTGGAGAAGGTGGTGCAGGATTCCTTTCCTGGGAATTTCAGCAAGGCGGCAACGGAAGTGATGGGCAACGACCTCTTGCGCGGGAGCGGTGTGAGCGTTAGACTGTAAGCCTTCCCCGGAAACGGCCAGTGTGTGAGCAGATGAAGCCAAGCGAAGTTACTGTCGCAATTACAGGCGACCTTTCTGTGCCCAGGGAAGAAGCAATAGTGCGAGTCAATGCCACTGACAACGGAAGATATGTGTCAAAGGTGGCAATGAACACCGATTATTTGATCGCCGTTCGGTTTGACACCGTGAAAGCTCGACGCGCTGCCGCCTTTGGAACGGTTGTCATCGACGAATCTGACTTTAATGAATACCTCGAGGCCAACCACTTTCCTCGGAGACGAGCGCGAAAAGAGGCTCACGGCCACTGGCCGACAATCGAATGGATAAGGGAAGTTGATGTTCCTGTACTGCAATACTTGAAGTATCAGGCATCGAACGGAAAGGTGACTGAGCGATTCATAGAGATCACGCGTCACGGATCTGGCCCAAATGGGGATGCGATATTCGAAGCCTTTGACGGTTTGGGCGTAAAGACGTTCCGGGAAGATAGGGTGATCAAGCTCTGTTCCTTATTGGAACTGGGGGGTTGATATTTTTATTCATCAATTTGCGAAGCGTGGGTCGGAGAGCTACACTGTAGGCTCTCATGGGGGATGGAAGTCATGAACGTATACAGTTCTGAACGCATCCGTATTTACATCTACGCTGCAATCTTGCTGAGCCTGGGAATGATTTTCGCCTCGGTGGAAGCTTCGCAAGCGCTTTTGCTGATCGCTATAGATAAGGGTTGGTATCTAAACGTCACCGATCCCACTTGGATCGTCCCTGCACTTCTCGTCACCGGAAGTCTCGTTTATTTCGTCCCAGTTTTTGTCGCAGCGCGGAAAAAACCTCGTTCGCTGAGTGGAATTTTCGTTCTGAACCTATTCCTTGCCTGGACGTTCGTTGGATGGGTTGCGGCGCTGGTATGGGCCGTGACTCCAGCGCCCGCGATTTCAGTCGAAGCCTGATTATTTGGGCGCAAAGCCCTGCATTGCCGCGCTCATCGGTCCGCCCTGCTGCATGTCTTCGAGCACGGTGTGGATGATGAACTGCCGGGCTTGCCCGTCCCAACTTACGCCAGCCTGTTTCTGCTGAACCGGATTGCTTGAATTGTTGATGGTGTTCACGGTGACATTGGGCGCGCCTCCGCTGCCCCCCTTGGCCGAGGCTAGGCCCTCCAGAACATCGTGAGGTAGGACAGTTCCGGGCCCTTTGGGCGCGAACAGTTCCGAACCGCTGCCGTCTCCACCATCGCCAACGACTGCCCACCCGCCGTCGTTCAGATCGCCGCCTCCGGCATCTCCAATCGGTCCCCAATCGCTATAGGTCGAGGTTTCGATGGGCGTCAGGCTACTGCCGTTTGCGTTGGGGCCATTCATGGCCGAGGCCAGGATAGAGGAGGCGTTTCCGCCGCCGATGCCGAAAAGGGAGTTCATCAAAGGGACAAGGGCCCGCTCTTCCATGAGCTTCATGGCGAACCGGTCAAGATCCATGATGGCAGAGTCCACCAGGCTCTTCATGCTGAGCTTGCCCTTGATGGCTCCCTCGGAAAGCTGAGTGAAGAAACTGCCGGCTGCCTGAGTCGCGGCACGGGCGCCCTCCACATTGAGCTTGTCCTCCTGCGCGTCTCCGGAACGATCCAACGCGGCGATCCGCGCGTCCTTCTCTTCCTGGGTGTGCCGTGTGGTGATGGCTTGCTGCGCGGCTTTCACCTGCGCGGACCAGGCCTGATTCTGCATTTCAGCCGTGATTTGCGCTTCGGAGCCGGCGCGGGTATTGGCCAGCTCGGTGAGCCGGGCGTCGAGTTCCACCAGTTGCGCCTCAAGTTGGAGCTTGCGCGGGGTGTCGCTCTTTCCCTCGGCGGCGATGGCCAGTTGAAGCGTGGCGCGCTTCTTCTCCGCGGCGGCCACCTCCTGGCTATTCTCGCTGTTGACCAGGGCGAGCCGCTGGCGCAGATAGCTTTGCTCGCTTACCGTTCCAGCCTTGTGTTCGGAGTCCAGGAGCGCCAGGCGCAGCGAGCCAGCGGACTTGGCAACCTCAAGCTCCGCGTTTTCGCCGGCCTCGGTCAGGCGGAGTTGCGCGGCAACAAGTTGATTGGCTTGTTCCTCGTCTTTTTTCGCCTGCTCGGCCATGTACCGATCAATGCTTCCATCGATCGATGCATTGCGATTTTCTGAACCAAGGGCGGTCCGGTCACCCTTGGCGTTCGCATGGTTGACTCTGTCGTAGGCCTCTTCTTCTTTCTTGAGCGAGGCCAGCACTTTATCTGTGGATTGCTGCTGTGTCTCCGCGATCTCTGCCTGGCGGGCCTTGATCTCCTCTTTCGCGGCATCCATCTGTGCTTTAGCTACGTCTTCGTTATCGCTCAGACCTGCCTTCTGTACCCGATGCAGCAGGTCTTGGGACCTCTCAAAATCTCCTGGCTGAGTTGGTGCTTTGGAAGTACGAGACGAAATAAACTGGCTTTGAAGTTGGACCTGGGATTGCAGGTCGGCAATGCGCTGCCGGTCTGCCGAAATCTTTTGCTGGAGTTGATTTGCCTCGAACGCTGCCCCAGTGGATGGGCCCTCTTTTGCCGTGATGTCTTCGATTGCGCGTTTCTTCATGCGCGCAATGATTTTGTCGAAGTCTTCACCCCATTTCAGGGTCTCTGCATCAGCTTTCTTAATCTCATCACTTACACCGACGATCTGGCTCACAGCAGCCTGCAGCCAGTTCGTCCCCAGGCGTTCACTTAGCTCGGTGGCGTCCTTTCCGAACTTGAATAGCTCCTCGCCCATGCGGGCAAGCACTCCAGCGAGTGCTATGGCGCCAACAACTGGGAATGCTGCCTGAAGAGCAGGACCGAGCCCAAGAGTTCCGGTAAGGAAGCGCTCAACGGCGCGGATGGGCAAATTCCCCTCAAGTTCGCGGATCGCTCCGGAGGCGGCGGCCACCTGGGGGACGGCATCGCCGAAGGCTCTCTGGACTCGCTCACCCGAGGCGGCGAGCTGGGTCTGCATCTCGACGGCCCGCGCCTGGGTCTCCAACATCTTGGCTTCGATTTGACGGAGGGCTTCTGCGGCGCCTTCGCCGCTGCCCGAGATGTTGATGACGATGCCTTTGCCGGCCATGGGTTTTGCTCCGCAAAACAGTTGTCAGTGGTCAGTGAACAGTGGACAGTGAGGAGCCGGTTGCCCGGCTCCCGTGGGTTAGGTGATGTTGACGCCAAGCATCTCATTGATCTGACGCTGAATATCCGCCTTCTCGGCAATGTTGCCCTTAAGCTCAGCCCAGATTTGGAGCACTTCCGCCCTGTCTGGTAGCTCATCGAGCGCCTGATCCGCGGACGACGGCTCCTCCGAGAGAGTTTTGGACGCCGCCGCAAATTGCTTCGACCATTCGTGAACCTGGACTCGCAAATAGGTCTGGCGGTTCCTCAACTCGCAAAAGCTCTTGATCCTATCCAACTCAATTGCTTGCTTCCGTTCTTCGGTCATGTACGTGAATCCTCTGTCCATAGCCTAAACCCCTTTCTTCTTCAGTTTCGCGAGTCTGCGGAGGGTGGCGGCGACCTTCTTTTGGCCGGCCTTGATTTTCTGCTTCATGGTCAGTTCGCCCGATGCGTCGGGCGCTTCCTCGCCCAGCAACTGGCCGGGCGTGATGGAGTGACCGGTGAGGGCGGTGAGCAGCGGGGACATCCAACTGGCGATTTGGCGGGTTTGGCGCTGCTGCTCGTTGGCGCGGCCGTCAAGCATGAGGCACCACTCGCGCGGGGTGAGCCGCCAGAAGGCTTCAGGAGTGAGCCGAAAAACGCTATATGCGATTCGCTGCGCCGCATCCCAGTCAAATGCCTCCTCTTGCTCTGCGGACTTTAGTTGACGACCGGCGCGCCCGCTGCGCCTTCTGCGTTTGGGGGGCTGCCCGCCCTCTTGGCGTTCTTCTCCACCGGCTTGCGCGTCGCTGCCAGGGTCACCAGCAGGGCGTTGAACAGGTCGCCGATGGTTGTGGGCAGGATGTGTTCCTGAATCTGCTCGACGGTGAGCGTTTCGCCGGCTTCGTCGGCATCGCGCTGCAGGCCGACCCAAAGGAAGAACTCGAAGGCTTCCTGAGAGCGCAGGCGCACGGGGCGGATGCCCTTCTTGTCGGGCTCGGCGTTGGGGTCGGACTCGAAGAGTTCGCGCCAGAAGGCCGCGCCGTAGCGCTGATAGATGCGGAAGGCGGCGCGATTGTCAAAGCTGAGGATGCGCGTGCGGTCGAGCTCGACGGGAATGAGGAAGCGTTGCGGATCGGCGTCGAGGCCGCGGCGCGGCGCGGGTTCGATGTGGAGTTCGTGACTCATGAAGTTGATTCCCCTCTCAGTGGACAGTGGTCAGTGGTCAGCAAAGGCGCTCCGAAGAGCGCCCCGGCCGTGCGACTGCTCTGGCGTATTCCGCGACCTTCTTTCTTTCCGGGCGGTCGCGCCCCGGAACTTTAGTCCTCAGCTTCACCGCCGATGGCGGCGATCTGCGCAACCGAGGTGAGCGGGCCGGTGCCTTTGAGGCTGACATCGAGGCCAACGAGTTTTCCGACGCCGGAGGCGAGCGTGATGCCATCGATCCAGGCGGAGCCGGTGAAGGATGCGCGGCCGGTGGCGACCTGGTTGAAGAAGTTCCACTTGGTTGCGCCGGCCGGGGTGGAGAGAGCGGCGAGGATGTTGGTGGACTG